GGTGGCTCCGCTAAAAAAGGAACTTACAAAACTAAAGATGGCCGTACTGTTAAAAAAGGTCTTTACTATTACATGAACAAACGTAAAAAAGCTGGAACAAGTAGATCAGGTACTGGAACAGTTTCTGCTAAAGCTTTAAAAAGATCAGCGAAGACAGCTAAGAAAACAACTAAAAAAGCGTAATGGCCAGAACTGCAGCATGGCAGAGAAAAGAAGGTAAGTCTAAATCAGGCGGACTTAATAAAAAAGGTGTTGCATCTTACAGAGCTGCAAACCCTGGTTCTAAATTAAAAACAGCCGTTACTACTAAACCTTCAAAATTAAAAAAAGGTTCTAAAGATGCTAAACGTAGAGCTTCTTTTTGTGCTAGAATGACTGGGATGAGAAAAAGACAAAAGGCTAGTAATAATACTGGTGAAGATAGACTATCTAAATCACTTAAAAAATGGAATTGCTAGTGAGAGATACTAAAGCGATAGAGAGCTTTTTAAAAGAAAAATACAAAAAAATTACTGAGATGAGTTTGTTTAGACACTTAAAAAAAGAAGTTGAAACAGGGGCTAGTGGAACTCAAGATTATGTGATAAAAAAAGGACCTAATAAAGATAAAATAGCAAAAACATAGAAAGTAAAAATGGAACCAGAACAAGTATTAATGAAACTAAGAAGAGCTTTAGATCATAGAGTGACTCAATTGTCTTTATCCGTTACATCCGGTGGGGTTGACAGTATGGAGACTTACAAGTATATTATAGGACAAATAAATGCATTGGAATCAGTGCGCCAGGAAATCATAACCCTGCTAACCGATAAGGAAGAAAATGACAAAAGTGGAACAATCATCGACCTCAAAAGAGGTCCCAAAGCATAAATTCGCTTTAGAAGAAAAATACAAATCAGAACCAAAAAAAGAAGTTACAAAAGAAACTACAAAACTTCCCATGCCTACTGGCTGGAGAATGTTAGTTCTTCCTTTTAGAATGAAAGAAAAAACTGACGGTGGAGTTATTATTGGAACTGAAACAATTGACAGACAACAAGTTGCGTCGCAATGTGGAAACGTTATTGCTATGGGACCTGATTGTTACAATGATCCAAAAAGATTTAGTGATGGTCCGTGGTGCAAGATGGGAGACTGGGTAGTCTTCGCTCGTTATGCCGGATCAAGAATAGAGATTGAGGGTGGGGAAGTTCGTTTATTAAATGACGATGAAATACTAGCAACTGTGGAAGATCCAACAGATATCTTACACAAATATTAACAACATAGGAAGGACACTATGCCAGAGGAAACAAAAAAATCAGCAGGAGAAATCTCGGTTGAACTAGATACATCAGGACCAGAAGTTGATGTATCTTTAGAAGAAGTAAAAGAGGAAGCGGTAATTGATACTGCTCCAGAAAAAACGGAACAAGAAACAGTAACGGAAGTAACTGAAGACATAAAAAAAGATGACTCAGAACTAGAAGACTACAGTAAAGGTGTGCAATCACGTATTGCAAAACTTACACGTAAAATGAGAGATGCAGAAAGAAGAGAAGCTGCAGCTGTCGAATATGCGCAAGCTGTAGAACAAAAAAGAAGAGTTGATCAGGAAAGATTTCAAAAAGTCGATTCTGATTACACTGCTAAATTTGAGGAAAGTGTAAAGTCTGGAATGGATATGGCTCAACAAAAATTAGCCACAGCCATTGAAGCAGGTGATGCAGCAGCTCAAGTAGACGCAAATAAAAAAATTGCTGAACTAGCATTTGAAAATGCTAAATTACAGCAAAGAAAACAAGAGCCGGTTAGACAGGTAGAAGAACCTGTTCAACTGTCAGACGGTGGTAGATTACCAGAACAAACACCAAGATCGCTTCCAGAAGCTGATCCTAGAGCTGAAGATTGGGCTGCAAAAAATAGATGGTTTGGAACAGATAGAGCCATGACATTTACTGCATTCGAAATTCACAAGGATTTAGTAGACAAGGAAGGTTATGATCCTAAATCAAATGATTATTATCAAGAAATTGATAAAAGGATTAGAGTTGACTTTGGCCATAAATTTGGTAATACTGATACTAAGCAAACGAACAGGGCCGTTCAGTCGGTCGCTTCGGCTAACAGAAGCACAAAACCTGGTCGCAAAACTGTGAGACTCACATCTTCACAGGTAGCAATAGCTAAAAAATTAGGTGTGCCACTCGAAGAGTATGCTAAACAACTAAAACTCACGGAAGGAGCATAGTATGAAAAAAGACGAAAACAAAACTTCACGTGCGGCGGTTACTCGGACAAAAACTGAACGTCCTAAAGAGTACAAGCCCCCATCATCTTTGGATGCACCCGCAGCGCCTGACGGATTTAGGCACAGATGGATAAGAGCAGAGTCAATGGGTTTCAATGATACCAAGAATATTCATGGTAGATTGAGATCTGGTTATGAGTTAGTGAGAGCTGACGAATATGATGATGATCAATATCCTGTTGTGCTAGACGGAAAATACGCTGGGGTCATTGGAGTAGGTGGCCTTCTCCTGGCAAGGATACCCGAAGAACTCGCGCAGCAACGAATTGATTATCAGAGAAGACAAACTGAAGGTCAAGACGAAGCAATTGAAAACGACTTACTTAGGGATCAGGATAAAAGAATGCCTATCAGTGTTGATAGGAATTCTAAGCACACTTTCGGTGGTACTAAGAAATAATTCTTAAGACATCGGAATAAATTAATCGAATTGGCCGCTAACGCGGCAGGTTCACTAAGGAGAAAATAACTATGGCAAATAGAAACACTGTAGGATTTGGTCTTATAGCTCAAGGTAGTGTCGGTTCAGCCGATTCAAACCAGGGTCAGGGCAAATACTTCATCGACGCCAACAGCGCCGTTGCAATGTTTCAGGGATCTGTTGTTCAGTCAAAAGCTGGATACATCGCTGATGCAGAAGCAGCACGTACTAGGCTAACTATTGGTATACTAAATGGTATTTTTTTTAACGCGGCTACTACACAGAAGCCAACTTTTCAAAACCATTATGTAGCTAATACAGTACCAGCAAATGCAGAAGATATTACTGCGTTTGTAATTGATAATCCTCTACAATTGTTTGCAGCCGGCGTCGATGGCGCAATGGTAGCAGCAACGTTTGGATTAACAGCAAGTACAACTCAGGCAATTCCGTCTGGAAGTACTTCATCTGGTCAATCAAATAAACAATTGAATGTTGCGGCGAACACGAATGCAGCAAACAATCAATTCAGACTACTAAGATCTGCACAAGATCCTGAGAATGAAGATGGCGCAGTAGCAAATTCTACTGTTGTTGTCTGTCAGAATCTTAACCAATACATGCAGAATACTGGTACAGCTGGAATAACATGGCAATAATAGGAGCATAACATGGCAATATCACGAGCACAGCTAGTTAAAGAACTAGAACCCGGCCTGAATGCACTATTCGGCCTAGAGTACAAAAGGTATGAAAATCAGCATGCTGAGATTTATACAACAGAATCATCTGACAGAGCTTTTGAAGAAGAAGTAATGTTAAGTGGTTTTGCTAACGCAGATGTAAAAGCAGAAGGTGCTGGAGTATCATATGATGACGCTCAAGAAACTTATACTGCTAGATACACAATGGAAACGATTGCGCTAGCTTTCGCTATCACAGAAGAAGCAATAGAGGACAACCTTTATGACAGACTTTCTTCTAGATACACAAAAGCCCTAGCAAGATCTATGTCCAACGCTAAAGAAGTTAAAGGCGCAGCAGTATTGAATAATGGTCTACCCGGCATAGCCGCAGCGACTGCATTTCAAACTGGTGACGGTGTTAACTTACTTTCTACAGCTCACCCAACAATCGCGGGTACTGTAGCAAATACTTTAGCTGTTCAAGCTGACTTAAACGAAACATCATTAGAGCAGTCGTTAATCGACATCGCTGCTATGTCTGATGAAAGAGGTTTAAGAATTGCAGCAAAAGGAGTTAAAATGATAATTCCTTCTGCAAACCAATTCAATGCTGAAAGACTTATGAAGTCTCAAGGTAGAACTGGTACAGCTGATAATGATATCAATGCAATCAATTCAATGGGAATGATTCCTCAAGGTTATAGAGTGAATAATTTCTTAACGGATCCTGATGCATTTTACATTATCACGGACGTTCCAAATGGTATGAAAATGTTCTCAAGAACTCCGTTGACGACG